TCTATACAAATAATGGGTTTAATGTAAGAAGTGAAGGGTCTATTAATTTACATTCAGACAATAATATAAACCTTAATGCCGCTAATAAAATAAACATGAAATCAGGCAGTAAATTTCAAATTGACTGTGGTAGTTTTAACATGTTGTCTACTGGAGTAGTTACTGTTGGAGCGAACGGTACTATAGGACTACAAAGTGATTCACCTGTTAACATCGACGCCGCAAGTATATCAATGAAGGCAGCCGGAGATATTGCTCACACTGGTGAATTGATAAAACAAAACAGCGGCGGCGCACAGTCAGTTAATAAGCCAAAAGAAATACAAATTAATAATTTGTCGGATGTGGTACTTAATTCAACAGTTGGCTTATATACCAGCACCGGTAGTTTATCTTCGATAGTCACAGTTGCTCCTACGCACGAACCATATAGACGAAGTGCGCCATTGCCGTTTGCAGCGGCAGAATCAATTGGACAACAACCTGCTGAAACATATACAGGTAAGACTGATGCAACTAAAACAGCCGCCGGCATAGGAGTTAAAAATCCAGCCACCGAAGTTGATCTACGAAATCAACCTACCACTGACTGTTCAATTGGCGGTCTAACTTCTGCACAAATGACAGCGTACTATGCAGTTATAGGTAAAAGCGAAAGCGGATCTCCCGGACGTGGTGGACAAGCAAACGGTGAAAGCGGATATCGATGTATCAATAGTATCGGATTCGTAGGGAAATATCAATTTGGATATCCTGCATTACAGGATGCCAAACATGTTAAAATGTCCTGCGGTAGTAATGCACAGTTACGCAACCCAAATAACTGGATTGGCAAAGACGGCATTGATAGCTTAGAAAAATTCCTAAACAGTCCAGCCATACAAGAAGCTGAGATGTGTGCTTATACCAAACGCAACTACAAAACATTATGTAATATTGGTACTGTGACTAAAGATACTCCTCTCGAAGATGTAGCGGGATTATTGGCAGTTAGTCACTTACTAGGCGCTGGCGGCGCCAAACAATGGCGTGGCGGTAGTGGCAAAACAGATGCTTTTGGTACTACCGGCGATAATTATTTTGCCAAAGGCAAATATGCCGTTGCAGTACTAGGACCAAAAATGGCCACATTAGATCAACCAATTAAATCCACATAACCCTAGGATAAATATTATTATGGCTATTTTATATAAAGGTTTCTCAACAGTAGGACGAAATAAAAAGTTTCGTCTAACTGACTTTGAGTTAATTAAGCAAGATTTAACAAATCACTTTCAAATCCGCAAAGGTGAGAAACTGATGAATCCTAATTTTGGCACTATTATATGGAACGTTTTATATGATCCATTCACTCCTGAACTTAAGAGTGCAATTATAGCTGATATTAAAGCAATTGCCGCCTATGACCCACGTGTTTCTATCGACAATGTTATCGTTACTGAGTATGAAACTGGTATCCAAATTGAACTTGAACTACGCTATCTACAGACAAATCAAACAAATTTAATGAATCTTAGATTCAACAATCAAAACAGAACACTCACAACATATTAATAAACTACGTACTTTTTTCCTTAAATAAATACATTATAACAGGGAATTAGTATGGCTATTACCACAAGACAATCAGGTTTATTAGTTGCGGAAGACTGGACACGAGTCTATCAAACCTTCCGCAATGCGGACTTTCAAAGCTATGACTACGAAACACTTCGTAAGTCAATGATTGATTATTTACGCTTATATTACCCAGAGGACTTTAACGACTTTATTGAATCAAGTGAGTTTATTGCACTGATTGATTTAATTGCGTTCCTAGGTCAAAGTCTAGCTTTCCGTGGCGATTTAAACGCACGTGAAAACTTTATGGATACTGCACAACGTCGTGACAGTGTGCTTAAATTAGCCAAACTAATTTCATACAATCCTAAACGTAATATCCCTGCCAGTGGATTCTTAAAAGTTGACAGTGTAAGTACAACTGAAACTGTATACGACAGTAACGGTATTAATTTGTCCGGTTTAGTAATCTCATGGTCCGATTCAGCAAACGACAATTGGTATGAGCAGTTCACCGCAGTGATCAATGCAGGTTTATTATCGACTCAATCTGTTGGTAAACCTAGTAACTCACAATTAATTAATGGTATAACCAACGACGAATATCAAATAAATTTAGTACCGAGTATTATTGCAACATATAGTTTTACAACTAAAATTGAAGGCACAACAACTAAATTTGAAATGACTAGTCCGACAAGTGCAGGTAGAACTTTTGTATACGAAGCTGCACCTCGTCAAAATCAACCATTTAATCTACTTTATCGTAATGATAATTTAGGTAATACCAGCAATAATACAGGGTTCTTTACCTATTTTAAACAAGGTGAATTAAAATCACTTGATTTTACATTCCAAGAAAGCACACCAAATCGTGTGTATAGTGTTAACGTAGATAATATTAATAATACTGACATATGGTTATACAGTTTAGATGCGCAGGGCCTACCAAATGCAGTATGGACACAGGTTGCGACAGTAAACAATACCAACGTTATCTATAATAAAAGCACTAATAAATCTGTATTTCAAGTCAACACCAGAGCCAGTGATCAAATTGATCTAGTGTTTGGTGATGGGTCTTTTGCTAATATACCTCAGGGTAATTATAGACTATATTATCGTGTAAGTAACGGTGCTGATTATAAAATTACTCCTGATGAGATGCAAGGTATAGTTGTACCGATTAATTACATCAGCCGAAGTGGTCGTATTGAAACACTTACTGTTCGTGCAAGTTTGCGCTACACAGTAGCCAACGCTAGTTCACGTGAAACACTCGACGAAATACGTCAAAAAGCACCACAACAATATTACACACAAGATCGTATGGTAACAGGCGAAGATTACAACATCTTACCTTATACCTTGTTCAGTAATATACTTAAAGTTAAAGCAGTTAACCGTACTAGTTCTGGTATTAGTCGCTACTTAGATGTTATTGATACAACTGGAAAATATTCAAGTACTAACATCTTTGCAGATGATGGTGTACTATATCGTGATCCATTTGTCAACACCTTCTCTTTTGACTATAACACAAGAAATGATATTTACAAAGCAATCTACAATAAAGTAAAACCAGTGGCGTCAGCACAGGAAACAATACAATTTTTCTACAGCAAGTACTCGACTATCACTATTACTAACGCATACTGGAATTATTCAACAACTGTGGCCAATGGGTCCACTGGATATTTCATCGATTCAAATGATACTATACTTCAAGTTGGCGACATAGTATCTACAAATAACAAATTTATTAAACAAAGTTCTATAATTAAATTCTCTGCAGGCGCCGGTAACTATTTTGATGCACGTAATACTATTCAACCCGGTATACCCAGCAAGGCAGGCGACAAATATTTCATCTACGCAAGTGTTCAACAGGTTATTGGTGATGGAACCAATGGTGGCGCAGGCAATTTAGCCAACGGATCTGGTCCGATTATATTAGGTGAGCAAGTACCCGACGGTGCATTGGCTATTGCAGTTTACGCAGTATTTGACACTGACTTTTCAACAGCATTGGTAGATTCTATTGTAGAGTATGTGCAAGCATACGAAGATTTCGGGCTACGATATGATATTGATACTACATCATGGAAATTGATATTACCAGGAGATTTAGATACAGGTGAATTTAATTTAGGCTATGCAGGTAATACCAGCAGTACAGGATTAGATGCCAGCTGGCTGATACGTTTTAAAACAGTGGGTCAAACCTACACAGTATTATATCGCGGATTAAATTATGTATTTGAAAGTGTAAGAGAAACTAACTTCTACTTTGACAATACAGTTAAAGTATTTGATCCAAAAACTGGACTTACAGTACACGATAATATTAAAATATTAAAAGTTAATAGTAATCCAGATGATGCAACTCCGTTGGCCTTGGATTATACATGGTACATTTACAAAAATATTATCGAAGTTGATGGCTACGAAAATCCTAGTAAAATTTTAGTTACATTTTCAGACATAGATAATAATGGTATTTTAGATAATCCAGAATTATTTGAATTAATTGTTAATCCCGATATCGATACTAATAGCAAATATGTATTTTTCCAATCAACATACGGATATGATAATTTTGTTACACAAACTTTAGTAAGTAATGACCTAGTAGAATCAACTTATACAACTTTGGTCGCAGCACAAGCCGATGCCACTTTGTATACGTCTGGCAAATTATTTTATATTGCGCCAGAAAATAAATTCTACCAACTAACTGTTACTGGTTCAGCATACGTATTAAACGAAGTATTTGATTATACTGCTAAAGTGGGACGTCAAAATTTGTACTTCCAATATAGACATAATAGTCCTAACTATCGTCGTATTGATCCAAGTCCAAATAATATTATTGATTTGTATCTATTAACAAAACAGTATTCAACTGATTATACGGCATGGATACAAGATAGCACCGGCACTGATGCTGAGCCAACTGCACCAACAGTTGATGCACTGAGTACAGAATTTAGTAGTTTAGAAAATTACAAAAATTTAACAGACACTATCATTTATAATCCTGCTAAATTTAAACCAATATTTGGTGCCAAGGCGCCAGCTGCATTACAAGCAACATTTAAAGTTGTAAAAAATGCAAGTATTATTGTCAGTGATAACGATGTTAAAACTAAAGTCATTGATGCAATTAACACTTATTTTGATGTTGCAAACTGGGACTTTGGTGAAACATTTTACTTCAGTGAATTAAGTGCCTATCTGCATAGTGTGCTCGCACCAAACATTGCAAGTATAACAATTGTTCCGTCAAGCGAATCGAGTACATTCGGTAGCCTGTTACAAATCAATGCAAACTATAACGAAATTATTGTAAGTGCGGCCACCGTGGACAATGTACAGATTATTAGTGCAATTACCGCGGCGCAAATCAACCAAACTGTATTGGCTTAAATACTATATAACACTTGAGATTATAACGACATGGCGACAAAAAAGACTTCAAATTTTCTTCCTACCATATTTCAAACCGACGTTAACAATAAGTTCTTGTCGGCTACTATGGATCAGTTAGTAACTGAACCAAACTTAAGAAATATATATGGCTACATCGGAAGAACATTTGCGCCGACATATAAGAACAAAGACAGTTACGTAATTGAAAATTCAGCCGATAGACAAAAGTATCAACTTGAGCCCAGCATAGTAGTCCGCAATGACCAAAAAGAAATTACATTCTTTGCTGGCTATAATGACATATTAAATAAAATTGAATACTACAGTGGATTAACTGCAAATCATGATAGACTATTTGATGGCGAATATTATAGTTTTGATCCGCAGATTTCTTTTGATAAGTTTGTTAACTTCAGTCAATACTATTGGCTTGCTAATGGCCCAGACCCAGTTGATGTTAATACAAGTGGAGTTGATTTAGAAAAAACATTTACAGTTACTCGTAATGCAAACATATCTCGTTACGATTTCACCACTGGTGGATTAGTAAAAAATACAATTACCTTGGCACGCGGTGGTCAATATACATTTGAAGTTGATCAGCCGAGCGCAGGCTTTTGGATACAAACTGAACTTGGAGTTGACGGACTAGTAAATGCAACTCCTACAGTTAGCACACGCGATGTACTTGGCGTTACTAATAACGGTGCAGAAACAGGTACAATTACGTTTAATGTTCCACAATCAACTGCGCAAGAACGATATGTATTAATGAATGTAGTAGCTAACGTAGAATATGCTGTTCCTCTTGCCTATGCGGATATACAAAATCGTACGCTTAGTCAGTTTCTTGCAGCTTTTCCTGCGTATGCTGGAATCACAGGTCAACTAAATGGCAAAACTGCAATATTCATTAATCAAAACTTATTAACTAATCGCGGTGAAGAAGCATGGACCATGCCCGAAGTTATTGATCCAGTCACTGGATTAGTTGTACCAGGATACGATGCTGGCACAGTGATTCCAACTGCTCAACGATACGGAGTATGGAGAGTACAGTTTAGTGATATCGGCAACGTCGACGATCCACTAATTCGTTTGGTGCAAGTTCAAGATGTGTTGCTTAACGAAAAAGTCTACATCAGATCTGGGCTCGTTAATGCCAATAAAGAATTCTTTAAAGATTACGATGAGTTCTTCCATGTTGTTCCTGTGATTTCAAGTATACAAGATACACTATACTTCCAAGACGGTAGTGACCCATCTATCTACGGTACAATTAAACTTGTTGATATTGCCGGCTGGGAAATTGATATTGAAAACGACATATTAGGAAAACCTGACTATACTAGTCCTAATGGAGTAATTTTTACCAGCGGACTAAAAGTAAGTTTTGGTTCTGATGTTACTCCGGCATCCTATCAAAATAAAGAATATTATGTTGAGAATGTAGGAGCACCGACCGGTATACAACTAATTGACGTAGAATTGTTAGTTACACCCGAGTTATTTAATGATGAAATAGCATTAAATTATCCAGATGGATTGCCGGGCAATGTGTCTAATGCAGAATATATCACAATTAATCGTTGTAGTAAAGATTTAAACCCATGGTCTCGTGGCAATCGTTGGTTCCATCGTGATGTGATTAAATTAACTGCCGAATACAATAACGTAATTGTTACCTACGATCAAACATATCGTGCCCAACGTCCAATTGTACAATTCGAAGCAGATCTACAACTATTTAATTTTGGTAGAATTGGTAAACGACCTATTGATATTTTAGACACTACCACTCGAGATGCATTTAATGAATTGAATGGACAAGTATTAACTGTTGCCGGCGGCGTTACGTTAGTTGATGGCATGCGAATTATATTCACTAATGATAATGATCCAGTGGTGCGTGATAATATCTATGTAATTAATTTAGTACAAACTCAACTTGATGATCAGGGATTATTAATAGGTCCTGTATATGTAAATTTAAATCCTGCAGATGATGCCAACAATGAAATTTATGATACTGTAGTGGTAAAATCAGGATTTTATAAAGGAACAGCGTGGTGGTACAACGGAGACACTTGGACACAAAGTCAAACAAAAACTAGTCTACAACAAGATCCATTGTTTGATGTATATGATGCTACTGGTACAAGCCTAGCCGATTATGAATCTAGCACATTTGCAGGTACACGATTATTTGGCTATAACAGAACCAGCACAAGTACAATAGCAGATACAGTATTATACTTTCCATTAAAATACAGAACATTCCGTGCGCAAGGCGATATTGAATTTTCTAACTACTTTGACACAGATACATTTAGCTATGTGCGTGATAGAGTGTTATACACTGAACGAATTGCTACCGGCTTCCTACAACAAATTGTAGACAGAAATACTGTGATTCCAAAAAATAATTGGAATACCGTAGTTGAGCCACTTAAACAGTATCAATTAATTACATACATCTATGATGGTATTAATAGTCCTTTTAAAATTGATGTTACTCCGGTAGTATCAGCATCTGTTCCTCATGTTAAAGTTTATAAAAATAATGCATTCTTAAGAAAAACACAATGGACTTTAACGAATAATGCATTAACATTGTCTACTGCGCCAGCGATTGGCGACAAGATTGACATCTTGGTTTATAGTACTGAAGTTAGTGCCCTTGGTCAATACCAAGTACCGCAGAATTTAGATTTAAATGCACAAAATATTGATTTAGAATCATTGACTTTGGGACAAATTAGAAATCATTTAGTTGAGCTAAGTCAAAATAGTAGTGAGCTAGAAGGCGACATACTTAGTGAAAGTAATCTTAGAGATATTGAGATTAAATCACAAGGCGGTAACATACTGCAGCACAGTGCACCGATATCAAATGCAGCATTGTTTTTATTAAACGACAGCACAAACTTTATCGATGCAATTCGTTATGCACAACAAGAATATGCTAGATTTAAAAATAAATTTTTAGAACTAAGTGCTACACTATCGGGCATACAACCAACTGATCCTGTAGCCAGTGTAGATTTAATCTTAACAGAAATTAATAAGATTAAAAACAAAACATTCCCATGGTTCTACAGTGACATGGTACCGTATGGTACATTAAAAAATATTGTCAATGGTGTAGGTTATACAATATTTGATCCATTGGTACGTTCATATGAAATTACTACAGTATTTGATGCATTTGCATTAGGCAATACTGCGGTATTGGTTTATTTAAATGATGTACAATTGATCATAGATAGAGATTACACATTTGATACAGATCGTCCAGCAATAACATTTAAGGATACTGTTACATTAGAAGTAGATGACAATGTTAAATTTGTAGAATATCAAGATACCAACGGATCTTATGTGCCAGAGACTCCAAGTAAGTTAGGTTTGTATCCTAAGTTTATTCCTGAGATCTTTTTAGACGATACGTATCGCACACCTATTAATGTTATTCGTGGACATGATGGTAGCATAACTCCGGCATTTGAAGATTATAGAGATAGTTTTGTATTGGAATTAGAAAAACGTATATACAATAATATTACTCTAAGAGATGCAGGCAGTTATCGAGACATATATGCAGTTATGCCGGGTAAATTTAGAACAGGTGATTACTCGTTAGCCGATGCCAATCAATTGTTGTCTAAGAATTTCTTAACGTGGATTGGTAATAATAAAATTGAGTTTACAGTCAATGATACATTTGAAAGCAATGATCCATTTACATGGAACTATGGTCGTTTTGTTGATAGAATCGACGGTGAAATATTACCTGGTAGTTGGAGAGCCTGCTATCAATATTTTTACGATACAATACGTCCACATTTGACGCCTTGGGAAATGTTGGGTTTTTCTACTATGCCATCATGGTGGGTAGAAGAATACGGTCCTGCACCTTATACAGGTGGTAATAAACTACTATGGGATGATTTAGAACTGGGATTAATTAAATATGGTGAACGTGCTGGTATAGATACTGTTTTTGCTCGTCCTGGATTATCAGCAGTTATCCCAGTTGACGTAAATGGACTTTTATTGAGTCCAGCAGCAATTATGACTGGATCGTTTAACTCTGTCAGAGCCGCAACAGCATGGGCAGTGGGACAGCAAGGACCAGTTGAAACTGCATGGCGCAACAGCAGTGATTATCCATTTGCTGCACAGCAAGCACTGGCATTGGCTAAACCAGCTAGATACTTTGGCTTATTAATGGATGTATCACGTTATTCAAAAAATAATGTATTAGAACAATATATAACTGATACAAATGATCATAATAAACAAACATC